TATCCGGAACTTATTTCAAGAGAAAGTCTATTTAACCATTGGAAGGAATCAGTAGACTGGATGTATAAGTCTTGGAAAGAGTTATTTGATATAATAAAAATGTCTGAATTGAAATACAGACATTCTCTGGAAGAATACTCTTCCAGAGTTTTTAGCAAATTCTATTCTAAATCTAAAATAACTTTATACGGTTTTAAATAGAGGAGAATGGAATTTGTATTTTATCGTATTGTGACCGAAAAGAAAAAGAGGTATTCTGATTTTTACAGAAATAAACACAAGAGATAGGTATGAGAGAAGCAATTTTTTAAGGCTATGGAATACATTACGTTTAAGGTCCCCTAACAGATGCCAATAAATCCAGATTTTTATACGCAAGACTTTAAATACCTGCTGATTCCTCGAATCCGCAACAATCAGACTTATGTTGATTTATTTAATGCAATGTCTGAGGTGTTTAATAATTCATTTTACTATGCTATCGAGCAGCTTAGGATTCTAAGAGACTCCACATCTCAAGATAGAACAATAAAGATTGCATTGGCAAAAGATTTAAGTTTTGATTATAAATCTGATTTATTTACAGATGACGAATATGATTCCGTTAATCTGTTTGCAAACAAGTTTAATAATAAGGTTAAGGGCACTGAAGATTTTATTCAATTCTTAGGATGGGTGAAGGGTGCTAAGTTTAAGTGTATTCAACTCTGGGCGACTGGCGAAAAAGATTATGAGAACTTTTCTGAATACACGAACCAGGTTAAACAAAATTCTAAGATTGATGAAATGGGAACAAAATCTTGGTATCCGACTTCCCATGTCAACTTAGAATACGATGGCAATTTGTCATCAATTGACGAATCTGATATTGAATACCTTTTTTATAAATGCGCTCCGATTCATCTTGTTCTTAATGCGTATGCCGCCGCTTTTACGGCAGAGATATACAATCTTTGCATGTATATCTTAAAACCATATACAAATACTCATTTTGTTATTCCTTATGTATTTAAGAATATAATCAATCTTTATTTATCAACAATCGCAAGAACTAAATCTCTGGACACGTCAACGCTTGCACAGACAACGTATCTTGCAAACACTTATAATAACATCATATCTTTTAATAAAAGCATGGATTTGCAAACATTGACTTCTATGAAAGTATATGATAATCGGAATTGTGTTGCTGAATATACTCCTAAAAATTCTTTTAAAGCTGTATTTGCTCCTAAAAATACGGCAAGATTAGATTATCTTCCCGAATCTAGTAATCAACATCATATCGCAAAAGGTATCTTAATCGAATCGCAGTCCATGAATTATCTGCTTAATTCATTTATGCCGGCCACAAGAAGCGTAAATCTTTTTGCCGGTACTTACACGTTTAGCGGAATTGGCACTTATGAGATTTATAAAGATAATGATTTATTAACGACAGTAAGCGACTCGTCTTATACGTTTATTCTATCAAATAATGCAAGAATTAAATGTGTGCCTGTGAGCACAACAGATGCCTCACGATTCCAGTTAGAACCAATGAGATACGCAACTTCGTTTATTAAAACAACAGATATGGCAACTACCAGATTAGCTGATTCTTTGTATTATAATATTGACTTTGCATATAACGGTTTATTTGCACGAGTTAAACTTGACAATGACGTTAAAAATACTTCCGGCGTATTATTGTATTTAATGTTTGATTATGCGAATTATATTGAGATTCGCCGGAATAATGATAAAATTAATTTCAATCTTGTAAGAAACACTGCTTCTATTTATACAGGCGTTGATGATTATACCGGTGATGTTTTCTGCTATATTAATAATGAATACATACAAGTCAATAATATTAATTACCCGATGACATCGTTAATGCAGGTTAACTTTATAACATTCGGGAGTAGACAAGGCAATAATGCCATTGACGGCCATATTACTGATTTAGAGGTTTATGGTTTCTGAAAGTTTTGGTATTTTTTGTTATATATATTTACGGGGGATTCTTAGATATGATTTTAAATGTTGATAGTGATAACTATAATAAGTTTGATTTTTACAGAGAGCTCTTAAGAGATGCGGATGCCAAAAGAAATTTTGTTGCTTTGTTTGAAAAGCAATCGTCTATGATTAGCAAACTTGAAGCATACAAAGATTATTGTGATTATGTTTTTGGTAATCATATTGCAAAAGATATTATAATGGAAACCTTTGAACTCAAAGTGTTTTCGATGGTTGGGGGGTATCGTGATTATTCTAAATATCATCTTTCAATAGATGATATAGAAGATTACCTGACAGCCGAATTTGAAGAACTCTTAAATAAGATGGTTTATTCATTATATCTGGAGTTTGATTCGGAAGATAAAGTTGAATCTTCGGTCAGAAAGCATAAAAAACTTTCGAGAAGAAAATTCTAAAAGAGGGGGTTTTGATGTTTAATCATAGAAAAATAGTCCGGTCGGCAAGCAAGCCAAAAAGTTATGAATTTTATAGACGACAGATTCATTCTATGATTTCTGACATCATAGACGACTTGGAACTTGCTGACGAGATTTTTGAAACAAGTGGTAATAATCCTTTGTTCTCATCCAATGAGTTGATTCATATGGGGGAATCTGTCTCAAGGAGATTGCAAGATATACAAGATAATGCAAAAAATATTTTAACAGATTTGGCACGGTGAGGGAAATTATGATTAGAAATAAAGGTTTAAGAAACAGGGTTTTAGCCGATGAAGTCAATTTTAGTGATTTTGACGATTGGTGCGGTTATGTCGATGGCGTGGCTGAGAGAGTCGCTCATCTGGCGATGGCTACTGCTAAAAGATACCATACCCACGGTGGACCTAATAGATATGGATATGAAAAATCAAAAGAGCTTAGTATTGATTTAGAAGATGGCCTTTTAGAGATAGAATTACTTCTTGAAAACATTTATAATAAAATTTAGAAAGGGAAAGCTATGGTTAGAAATAGATTTTTAAGAGATAGATTATACAATAGGCGCAGGATTTTGTCGGCATCTGATAAATACAGACCTGGCGACTTTGGTTACTGGTGGACTGTAGAATTAGGCAATGAGGATATAGAAGGTAAAGAGTATAGAGGTAATATAGAGTGCTATGATTGTGACCTTACTTCATTAAAAGGCGCCCCTAAGTACGTTGATGGTGATTTTTGGTGTTCTAATAATCAACTCATCTCACTCAAAGGTGCTCCTCAAAAAGTAGGTCGTAATTTTCTTTGCGCATATAATGAAATTACTTCACTCAAAGGTGCTCCTGAGTATGTTGGCTGGCGTTTTGATTGTGCCTACTGTAATAATTTAACATCACTTGAAGGTGCGCCAAGAAAAGTAGAGGAACGTTTTTACTGCGATGGTTGTCCTAATCTTTCTAAGAGAGAAATTCTGTCTCTCAGAAATTATTGTGATATTAAAGGTAAAATTGAATCTGATTATGGTGTGTTTTAGTTTAAAGGAATTAATAAGATGATTAGAAACAGACTTAGAGAAAGAATTTTAGCAAAACGCCGTGTGCAAGCTGACTTTGATTTTGACAAACAATGTAAGGCCTTGGACAAACTGGCTAATAAACTTATTAGCCGGATTCAAGCGGTAGTTGATAGGTATGAGAGAATGGGTGGTCCCGACAGATATGGCAAAGACTCAAAAGAACTTGCTAATGCCATTGCAGACGGTCTTTTTGAGATGGATAGTATTGCTTCGGAACTACAAAAGAAGATTTAAAATAAAGAGGTAATCATGACTAATCACAGATATTTTGTAACAGCAGACGTTATTAATACATCTGAAAAAATAATCGAAGTGGAAAAAGTAAACAAAGCCGTTTTAGCCGCTTCCACTTCTGAGGAAGATACTGCTTTGTATAATTCAATCTTAGACGTTAAGTCATGGTTGCCTCCTGCTTCTAAGGTCTATGACATATCTGCTAATATTGAAGATTATGTTGTTATTCCAGTGCCTATTTTCGTTACTGACCTTCCTAACAGAAATGGAATCGCTTTTCCGTTATCTTACTTAGTTGATTTTAATGCAGATGCCGGATGTGTTGCTTATAAGACATGGAAAGGTAAACCTGTTTTCCAAGAACATAAGAATGATGTTCTTAAAGAAGCTAAAGGCGTTATCTTTGACTCGGTTTTAAAACCAGCTCCCGAATTTCAAGGTGATTTATATAAGGTGATTTTGCTTGTAGGAGTCGATAGAACAAAAGACGCTAAGCTATACAATGATATTGTTACTAAGAAATCGACTTGTTATTCTATGGGTGCTTATGCAGATGATTTTAAATGCTCGGTTTGTGGGGCATTAACATCCAAAGGTGGGTGTAATCACGTCTCGCAGTTTAACCCTAATTTCTCGTTAGTTGATAATAAATTGACTTTCTTGAATGCGATTGGATGCACAGGTTTTGAAATTTCAGTTGTTGCTACTCCTGCTTTTGTTATGGCGCAGAATCCAGATTGTGTTGAAATTTCTAAAATTGTAAAATAAGGAAAGGCTTTAAACAATGCAATATGCTTTAAACACAGAAGATTATTCATTCAAAGATAAAATGGCCGTTTATGAAAAGACCCTAGATAAAGAGACATTTCATAATATACGAGTTATAGTTTTGCAGAACGACTACGCCTATCATAGTGGGATTCCCTCGTATAAAGATTTAGCGGATTTTGCTAATGAGTACCGTATTCCTAGAGAAGAGTTATTAGACTTTTTAGAAGAAGAGCTTGGGTCTACTGGTCGCCTAGAAGGGTATATTACAAACTTTGTTTTAACTCCCGATGATATTTCAGACATTTTAACCTACAATTTTGAGGAGATTTGTCGTGGGATGTTAAGTCGTTTAGTTGACAAATATGAACCAGTAGAGGCTTGAGAATAATCTATTCGGAATAATTCCTTTTCATAGATTATTTTTCAGTTTGACTTAATAAATACCTAATAAAAACAAGAGAGACTTTTTATATATATATATTTACAAGTAATAACTATTTTTAAGAAAGGAATGTTAATAATGAGAATAATTAGAAAACCTATGAGACAGAGTTTTAAGTCTAAAATTCTTTCTCGGAAAAGAGTTTTTGCGGATAACCAAGATTATGACGAGGAAAATCTTTATGAGCTTAATGATGGTGACGTTGACATTGATGTTTACTATGATTTGGGTATGGCTAATGATGATTTTGAATTTAATTTTCCTGAGATTAAAACAGGGTCTCGTGATTATGGTACAGAGGGTGGTTTATTCCTTTATACCGATTTAGGAAATATCGACCCAAAAGATTACAAAACTTTTGGAGAATATGCTCAGGATGCTGGTTATCGTTGTATAAAAAGTAGTGACGATATTCCGTTGGATATTCCGGATTGGTTAGCTGATGATTTAAACGGATATATCGGTGACTGTTACTATAATCCTGTAACCGAGGATGTTATTTATGATGAGGGTGACAATATTTTTAGTATTCGCTCTTGGGAAAAAATAGCTAATGAATTAAATAATCTTGTGATATTAGAAGTAACTGGTTATGTTCAAGGTGCTGTAAGTTATATATTAATTGATAAAGATATTTATAAAAAAGCATTAGGGAGTATTCCAGACGCAAAGACATTAAGAGCAATAGAAGACGAAATTCAGCATGTTCTTTATAGTGGTTTTCTTCGTTTTGGTGTTAGCGGTACAGGATATGATGAAGAGTTAGCTGATAGCTTAAACGGTGATTTTGGAGGCTATCAAGACTATAATGAATATGCAATAGCTGATTTTCTTAGAAAATATTACAGTGATAAATTTTCAAAGAATGACCTTGACGTAATTATTCGTAGTTTGCCTGACCATCCTGAATATGAATACTAACTAATAGAACACGTCACTATTTGTCTTATTATAGTGTTATACTAAAAAGCAGATAGTGACGTTATTTTTAGGAATTACAAAGAAAGACTTCGTATCAATTCATGAAAAGGGACTATCCCTTATATATTTATAAAGTATTTGAATGAGGTGTAATAATGCCGGTTTTAGTAATTAGACCATATCCCGAAGATGCTACCGTTACTGTAAATGGTAATACAGCAACTAATAATTATTTTACGATTACAGCAGGTGATTTTGCTTTAATTAACGTATCAAAAAATAATTATGTCACTAGCTCTTCACGGATTCAAATTAATGAAGACTTATATCTTAATGTTAGATTAGAGAAAGTCAAAGATTCTGGAGGCGGTGGCTCTGGTGATATGAATAACCCCATGACTACTCAGGGTGATATTATTGTAGGTGGCACTGGTGGAGACCCTACCAGACTTGGTATAGGCTCTGCTGGTGAAGTGCTTAAAGTCAATAGTTCCGGCACTGGCTTAGAATATGGCACTGGTGGTGGTTCTGGTGATATGACGAATCCTATGACAACTGCTGGTGATATTATAGTAGGTGGTGCTAATGGAGACCCTGCCAGACTTGGAATTGGCAATAACGGACAGATTCTAAAAGTAGTAAGCGGAGCATTAGCTTACGCAGACGATGCTACCGGTGATATGAATAACCCTATGACTACTCAAGGAGATTTAATTGTCGGGGGTGCTTCTGGTACTCCGCAAAGATTAGGCATTGGTACTGCAGGACAGATTCTCAAAGTAAATAGTCAGGCAAATGGTTTTGAGTTTGCTAATGAAACGGGTGGTATGTCTAACCCGATGACAACTGCTGGCGATGTTATTGTAGGTGGTGCAAGCGGTACACCTACAAGACTGGGAATGGGAACAGCAGGACAAGTATTAAAAGTAAACGCTTCTGCTACTGGACTTGAATTTGCTGATGAATCCGGCGGTGGCAGTGGCTCTGTTGATATCGTTTATTGGGATTAGTTTTTTGAAAGTCTCTTGAAAAATTTCGAGAGGCTTTCTTTTTTCTTGCGTTTTTCCAAAAAATTTTGTAATTATATTTTATGGAAAAACTTTTAGAAAAACTTAATCTTTCTTTTAATAATCAAGTTGGTGATTTGGAGTTTGTTAATTCCCGAATGACTTTAACCCAGATTGCTCTTAAAATCGGTGTATCTCAATCTGACTTGAAGAAGTCTTATTTAAGGGGTCTCCGTTTGTTAAGACTTTTGGTGCAAGCTCACTCCTTATTTGAACGTTATGAGAAAATAGATTTTGTTAACAAAGATACTGAGAAAGCTTATGCTGATTGTAGCAGACGACTTAGTTATATCCCTTATATCGGGATAGACGAATTTTCTGTTCTTTATTATAAAGATAAAAAGCTTTTAGAAGCTTTAATGAAAATTTTTGATAAAAAATGAATTTTTCTATTGACGAATTTTAAAAACCGTATTAAAGAAAGAATTTATATTAATTTTTAAAAAAAATTTTGTATAGTAAAGGTAGCTTTTTCATAATCTAGGAAAGGAAACATAAATGGAAAAAGAAAAACTCGATTATTTGATTAAATTAAACTCGATACATTATTATAAGAATAACGGAGACCACGTTTACGTTTATAATAATACGCAAGAGTTGGATGCCTCTAAGAGACAGCTTAACATTATTATCCCGATGAAAGATAAAGACGCTCCGCCTCTTAAAATCTTTATTACTAAACTTCCGATTGACCTGACCGAACAGGCGGTTAAAGAAGACATTATTAATAATCCGTTTTTCATGCAACAGTTAAAATGCCGGAATATTTTGATTTGTTCGGATGAAGAAGCAGAGGCTAAGCTCTCTACACAAGAGGCTATTAATGAAATCACTAATTATAAAAAGAATGCTTCAATTCTTGCCAATGATGTTGCTTTTAACAAAGACACCATTGAAATTAAAGACGAAGGCAATCTGCTTGCCACTAATGCGGATGAGGCGACCGAATTGGAATCTAAGGTTAATCTTACTGTCTTGGACACTCTATCCAGAGAGGAATTGACTGATAATGAAAAGATTTCCATAATTTCGTCTGTTGATAAATTGACGACTGACGATTTGAAATACATTATTGATAATGCGACCAGTGATGCGGTTCGTGACTTTGCTTTAAGTAAAACGCAAGAGGCTAATGTTTAATTCTGTCCAAACGAGGGAAAGTTACTCTTTAAAGGAGCTTTCCCTCTCTTATATTGATACTTGTGCTAAGATAACTCGTCTTGAATTAGAAAACAGTTCGGATGAATTAAACTCACTTTATCAAAGACAGGATGAAACAGAAGCCAAATTATCAAAGTGGTTTGCAAAATATTCGGATGGATTGATTGACTTATACGCCGCTTATATTGCCAAGACAATAAATTCTGATTGTATTAAAAGCTATGCGTTTATCCGTAATGATGCGTTATACTTGCATAGCTTTATTATTCTTAAAGATAAGTTTGTTGTCTTAACAAAATTTGAAGACTCTTATTATATAAACACTTTTGCAAAGATGCCGGTTCTCGACTCTTTTGACATTGGTGTTTATTTTAATTGTTTACATTTTGATTCTGATATAAGTTCTTTAAATATAATTAAACAGTGCGAGTATGATAATTATAAGTTAAAGATTCAGTTGCAGCCTTATGTAGACATTGCGAATCTGACTGCTTTTGCTTACAGCTTGTCAAATTGTATAAGTCATGTCAGTATTGATGGTTTGAATATTATTTTGAATCTGCCAAAGATTTTAAGTTATAAGTCAATCGACTTTTTGCAGAGAGTTTTACATTTGCCTTGCACTATTACATTTAAGATTAAGCAGGATTTCAAAATTTTATCGTAAAGAGAAAACTTCAGTTTTTGATTTGAAAAAATTTCCCTCCTTAAAAAGTGAGGGATTTTTGTTATATATATATTTACAGATAATGTGATAAAAGTCTATCCTTTAGAGCGACTTACAAATTTTATGATGAGGTTTGTATTTTAATATGAAAACAGTAATTACAGACAATGGAATTAACGCTTGCTTAGAAGCGGGTATGTTAGGACCCAAAATTGAAGTTGTTAAGGTTAAGATTGGCAGCCAGATTATTGATGTATCACCTGACATGACAGATGTTGCTGGCGAAGTATGGTCTGGCGGTACTGCTTATATAACATATCAGGTTCAAGAGTCTGATTTATTTGCTTTCAAAATTACATTAGATGAGGCCGTAGGTGACTTTGACGTTGGCAATATCGGTTTATATTTAGAAGATGGAACGTTATTCTCTATCACATCTATGGATAAACCAGAGCGTAAGATTAAAAACGCTGAAGACGTTATTGGCAATAGAAAGATTTTTGTTATTCCAATTAAACTTGCTGGAATCAGCGAATTAATTAGCACTACTTTAATCGTACCTGATGAGGCCTCTATTCCTTTTGTGCAAACACAAAATGATTTGCCACAAGTCAATATGGCGGCATATTCCGTTTATGAAGTTTTAAATCATACTGATTATAACTCATCTGCTTTAGCATTAAGAACACCGACAACTTGGATTTATATATCAGCTTCAGGAAATTCAAATTATGCTTTTCCAGCAACAATGTTTGATGATGATGCAGAAGTTGGCTTTGGTGTTTATTATGATGTTAATTCTGTTATGTTTAAAGCCTCTGATGGTCTTAACGATTCAAAAGGCTTTTTAGGAATACGAACGGTTTATAATACGATAGCTTCATCTGGCGTTTATCACAATGATGACTACCACTTAAATCCTGGTTCTTATTATTATGCTGATGGGAACGCTAATGCCGGAAGATTTACAGAAACTGCGAATAATGCGCCTGTTGGTTATGCCGTTACATCTAAAGTTATTGTTGTTGGAGCTAAGCCTGAGACAATAAATAATAAGACGCAAAATATAAGTATTAATAATCCGACTACTTATAAATATCCAAGTGAGTCTGCTGTCGTTAATTACAGTGCAGACATGAATCTTATTAAAACAAGACTTATAAGTGATTGTTGTATTAATGCTCCTAGTGGTGTAGCAAGTTATAGCGGACTTACAATAACATTACCTGCTAACTATAGAGTTTTATTTTGTAATGGTCGTGATTCTGATAATAAGCTAAAAAATATAGATTACACTACTACAAGTAATCTTACTGTTAATCTTTCTAGCACTGCAGATGATTATAGCGTATTATTGAGATTAAATGGTAGCACTCCAAGTTTAGTTGCGGTTAAGACTTCTATTTTAAAATATGAGCCTGGTAGTTATACAGGTACTTATTATAGAAAAGACTTAAACACAAATATGTGGTATTACAAAACATCTAGTACAAGTGAGACTCAAGTAACGGTTTTTGTTGTATGGCAAGGCTTAGTTCAGAATAGTGCAGTGGCTCAGCCTAATCCTACTTATCCTGTAAATTTGTTAACCGGCGTAGGGATAGGTGGGGGTGGTGGAAGCATTGAAACCACTCTTGTTAATGTAGCTACAGAGTCTGCTTTTAAGCAGATGGTTATTGATTGGATGATGCCTAACTTTTCGTCCGCTTTAAATATTAGTAGTGGATGGACTGCTACTAAGAGTGGTTGGATTATGGTTTCTCGTGGTTATACTGCCGCCGGTGCTTATGCTTATGTGGATGGCGTTAAGGTTTGGGATTCAACTACATTCGATGCTTGCTATGGTGCTGATTTCTTCCCGATTCCAAAAGGTGGCAAATTCACATGTTCAAATTGTGATGCTGCGAAATTTTATCCTTGCAAGGGATGGTGAACTATTGCCATCCCTTTTTCTTTAAACGACATTTTTATTATAATAAAAGTTTAATTTTACTCACTTTTTAACTTTTTTGATATTATAATACAATGTTTTTATAACAGAGATATATAGTATTTATAGAGAGACATAAAAATTTTTCTATTTTAGAAAATTTTAAATCTTTCGGGAAAATTGCAATTTTTCTGTTTAAGGAGAAAAACTTAATATGCTAAAAAGTACAAATAAGGTATTCGCATCTTCGTCTCTCCCCATTATGGCATATAGCAATGGTGAGAAAACGAAGATTCGGAGTTATATTGATAAAGAAAGCAACACTGTTATTCTTTCTAATTTTTCTGAATTAAGACCTCGTTCCCCGATTTCCGGTAGTGTAATGGTTCCGAATATTAAAGACCGTTACATTAGAAATCTTACCAGTAAAGATTTTGAATCTTTGGTTAATGTTGCTACTTGCCCTAAATGCGGAAAAAAACTTTATACGAGTAAGTCTATCGCCGCCGTTTTAAGTAAAGCGCATTGTATTCATTGTGGGGAGCTTTTCGATATTGAAGACGGAAAGGATTATTACAATAAATTAGGTGAATTGATTGACGAAGTTGATACCGAAATCAAACATAAAACTCCTGATGAAGTTGTAGAGTCTGCCACTAAGAAAGACGAAAAAGAAGATATGAAAGAAAAAGATAAGAATAAGAAAGATGAAAAAGAGGGTAAAAAGGCAATGAAGAAAACCGTTTCTGCCGCTGAAATTGATTCTTTGATTGATGAAGTTCTTTCGGAAAGCAAAAAGAAAGAAGATAAGAAAGACAAAAAATCAAAAGAAGTTGAAGAACAGGCAAAGAATAAAGAAAAAGCTGAGTGCGCTGTTGAGGATATTAAAGTTGATATGCTTTCAACGGTTTCTTCTTTTGATGATTTATCCGTTATTCCTTCTGGTTCTGAAAATTTCCATTACATTATGGCTAACAAAAAGCCTGTCGCCATGTTGCATAAATTCAGAGCGATAAGTGCCGTTGCTGATATGTTTGAGAATCTTCCGACTTTGGAAAATACTTTGAAAGAATCAGTACAGGAAAAGAAAGGTTTTACCAGAGAGATTAAATCCAGCTTTGGTATCGTTCCTGTCATTATGAAGATTAAAGCTTCAAAAGTTATTGATGAAAAAATTAATAAGAAAGTTGCTGAAATTGAAGCTAATGCTCAAAAGAAGATTGAAGATGCTACTGAATCTTACAATCAGTGTTTGGGTATTGCAACCGCTGGACTTAACAAAGATGCTTTTGATGATTGTAATAACGTTCTCGCTAATGAATTGATTAAAAAATTCAATGCTGTTGGCGTTGAAGATGCTGAAACAATTGTTAAAGCTACTTTTGAAGCCCATGCTAATGAGTATTTGTTGCAGATAATCAATAAGGCAAATACTTTTAAAAATAAGAGTTTAGAAGAAAGAAATGAAATTGCCTCTAAGGTAATTAATTTCAGTTCTAAAGAGAGCAAAATCACGCCTTCGATGATTGAAAACATTGAAGCTGTTGAAGATGCAAAACAGAAAGAAGCCTCCGATATTTCGGCAGTCTTGTTTGGTAAATAATTTATAAACTTAATTAATTAAGGAAGGAAAAATTAAATGATTGATATTTCGATGACTACGTTTTTCCAGTCGGGCGAATATGAAATCAATGACGATGCTACCGCTACTAATATCGTAGAAGGCTCGCCGCTGGTTTTGGTTGGTGCTGATGGAAAAGGTAAAGTATCTTTGGGTACTGGTTCCAATAATGAAGTTTTCTTGGGCGTTGCTTTCGCCGGATTTGTTCGTCCGATGACTCTGGTTAACGAAGAGAAATTCACGATTGGTACTACTGCCCATGTTACTGAAAAAGTTGCTCTGAGCACTCCGCTGGTTTACATTGACGGCGTGTTTGCTACGGTTGCTACTACTGCTCCGAGTGCCGCTGGTGAAGTTCAATATACGGCTGGTACAAGCACTTTGACGTTCTATGCTGATGATGCTGATAAGACGGCTGTTGTTCTTTACAAATATGCCGCTCCTTTGGCTCTGGCTCGTGCGGCTGCCGGTGATGGATATCCTGGTGGATTAACTCTGTCGCAGTTGAATGGAACGATAGGTGTTTTGAAACAGGGTACTGTTTACACTGACCAGTATGACCTGACTGTTGATTGGTCGGCTGCTAACATTAACAACGTGAAAGTAAACTCCGCTGGTTTGTTCACGATTGGTGGTACGGGTGCGACTGTTGCTAATGCGAGAGTTGTTGCTGCTCCTGGCTTTGGTTCGACCTACCTTGGAATTGAATTGAAGTAATTTGAGAAGGAGACAATTCAAATGATAGAAAATATTAAATTGAAAAACTCGATGGAAAACTTTGGCGATACTCGCACGGGTGAAGTCAATGCTTCCAGCAAAGCTGAAGTTGCTAAGAAAATCTTGGCTTCTATGGGCTTGAAACAGACGACTCGTGATGCTGACGTTGTGAAACATTCTCGTGAAGCTGTCGTTGCCGCTTATAATGATACGACTTCTAACGATTTTCATAAGATTGGTGCGGCTCTGGCCGGTCAGTTGTATGAAGTTGCGAATCGTCAGGGATTTGCTCGTAAGTTCTTGTTGAAGACTGAAACTCAGCCAGGTGCTGACATTCGTATGGATGTTAAATTCCCGTCTTCGGTTGCCGTTACTGCGGTTTCCCCGATTCAAGTTCAGGCTAAATATCTGCGTGACAAATTCTATTATCCGGCTTCCGTTGATATTATCTTCCGTTGCATGATTTCCAAACAGGAAATTGCTCGTGCCTCTGGTGATATCGTTAACGAAAAATTGCAGGAAGGTTTGGCCGCTATCGAAGTTCAGGAAGACCGTTTGTGGAAGAAATCAGTTGATTCTTTGGCTGGTGTTATGAACCCTTCGAACATTCTGGCTTCTGGCTTGACCCCTTCTTCGTTGGCTATTATGCGTAACGAAATCGGTCGTTGGAACTTGCCGGTTGCTACCATTGTTGCGGCATCGGATGTTTTGAATGACCTGTTGGGTGCATCTTCTTTCACGGCTTGGTTTGACCCGGTTACTCAGTATGAAATCATTCAGACTGGTAATATCGGTTCGTTGCTTGGTATGGAATTGATTACCGATGCTTACAGAACTGCTACGTTGAAAGTTTTGGACCAGGGTGATGTTTACGTTCTGTCTTCGCCTGAATATCATGGTGCTATTGCAGACCGTGGCCCTGTTGAATCGACCGAATTGAATGGTGCGATTACTGGTGAAAATGCTCGTGGATGGTTTATGTCTGAAACGATTGCTATGCTGGTTCACAACGCTCGTTCGATTGCCAAAGGTATGAAAACTAACGGTGATGTGTAATTTGCTAAGAGAGTGGGATTAATTTCCCACTCTCTATAACAAATTTGTGTATTAAATGTCTTATTAAATTTAAGGAGATACTAATTATGAGACTGAGAAAATACAATATTGCGGCAGATTACTTGATTGCAGCTAATGTTTGCAGTAAAAAAGGCAACAAAAAAGATGCTTTGAAACTGATGTTGAAAGCCGCTGAAGAGCCTGATATGGCTGATTTGGCGAAAGCTCTTCAAGACATTAACGAGAAGTTGGATATGCTTTTGGGTGGTGGCGATATGGATGTTGATGACGTTGCTGATGAAGAAATCGTCGATGAAACCGAAACCACTGATGAAGACGTTGATGCTGATGAAGACGTTGATGCTGATGCTGATGAAGACGTTGATGCTGATGAAGATACGGATGCCGATACGGATGATGAGGAAGAGGAAATTGGTGACGTTGAAGAAATCATTTCTTCCATTCAGAAACGTAAAGCTAAGTTGAAAGCTCGTGCTGCTGCAAAACGTGAGAGAGTTATGTCTGCTATGCGCAATCGTTCGTTGAATCGTATGTCGAGGAGACCGGAACGCTTTGCAAGAGAAGAACGCAAACCTCTGTTGCGTAGACGTTAATCTTAATCCTACATTGAGATTTCGTTAAAGGTGCCTCGGATTATTTTTCGAGGCACCTTTGTTTTTGTTTGCAAAATGCAATTTTATTGAATTAAAAACTTTCTACTTTAAAACAAGAGAAATTTTTGATATATATATTTACAAGAGAGGATTATTCTTTCAAATAGATTAAGAAAATATTTTGTCTGGAAATAATCTATGCGAGGGGGATAGTTCCGTATATATTTACAAGTAATAACTATTTTAAGGAGATTATTAAAATGACTTTCGATGAATTGTTAGACGAATATGGGCTTGAATTTATGAATGAGGAATATCCAGATGATAGCCCACAACCTATGGAAGCATTGGATGAACTTTTCTCTTCATACGAAGCTGTAAGAGCTGCTTTTTACGGTGGTAGGTATGGATTTAAGCAAGATGTATTTAATCCTAATGATGAGTATTTTAAATTCGATGGGAATGGGAATATTCAATCTATACCATACGTCAATGATTATCTTAATGATGTTATTGATGAAGATGACTTCATTCAATGGTGCAAAGAAAAGGGGTATGTGGATGATGAAGATGAGGGTGCAGTAGAATCTTCTCTGAAACGTAAAGCTAGAAAACCGGTTCATAGCAGACTTATTAAAAGACCCTCTCGTTTGTTTCGTAGAAAAGGTTAATTAAAAAGGAAACAATAAAATGATTACCAGAAAAAACAAACTTACGTTTAAGAAACACAGCATAAAATCAGCTTTGCGCCGGAGACCCATATTATCGGCTAGGGATGACGCTGAATCTTTGCTCAAAAACATGATGCCTCATATAGGAGATGAGGTAGACAAAGTAGAGTCTGGCAAAGTTTATATTAAGACAGATTATCCTTTATACGGCGGGACAGGTTATTTTGTTGCTGATATCCCTTTTATGGTGATTTATGATAGTCATAACGGAGAACTTTTAGACGTTATTATTCGTGAAAAGGACTTAAGATATTCCATGGAAGATTTATTTCAAGAAATTTTTAATGGGATAGACTTTGGCGGTATGTCCGAGGAAGAGTTTAATGAAATCACTCCTGAAGAAGCCATAGAAATCGGAAAAGATGAGTTCGAGGCCTTTATGGACTATATGTATGATACTTATAGCCATATAGACAAAGCCAAGTTTGTCCGTTTGGTAAAACAGTATATGGAAGAGGAAGGAATTGTTGAATCCTCTTTTAAGATACATCGCAGATTCAAAAATTCTAATTAAGAAAGGATATTATAAAATGATTAAAAGAAATTTTAACAAGCATAACGTAAAAAGCAATTTAATTAACAGAATTAAGCATAAAAGACGGATTGAATCTGCTTATGGCTTAATAGATGGTCCTACCTTCGATAAAAATAAAAAAGTATATACTTATTATACTCCTGACGTTATATATGTTACTCAGCACCCTTTAAAAACTAATAAAAGTCTTGGTTTAATAGAGGTTTTTGATAATGTGGACGATGCGACCGCCACTATGTGGAAATGGGAAGATGAAGATACTGGTGCCGGCTGTACTTTCTATATAGATAGAAATCTTATTGATATGACAGATGAAGAATTAGAAATTGCAGAAGAGGATGATGATTCTGAAGAATATGAGTATTTAAACAGCATTCTTATAGATTCTGGTATGCCTTTACATGGTGTTGAAGACCTTTCCGATAAATATGGAACGGGCAATGAAGAAGTATGGTATTATCCTTGGTATCTGGAGGATAAAGAGAACAATGTTGTTGAGTCTCATTTAAGAGAAACAGCAAAATCTTTGCCTAAAAGAAAAAGGCTCGTTAAAAGTTCTATGGACGAAGAAAAGCTTAATAAAATTAAATTCTTTTTTATAAAAGACGTTGGTTGCACTCCTAAGTCCATAGAATTAAAAAATGGGGGCGTAGATGTAATTGTCTCTTTACCTATGGATGAATATAATAGAACTGACTTTAATAAAAAGCTTTATGCTTTTAAAAAAGAATATAAAAACTCATCTGGAACTGATTTAGTTACCGAAGATTTAACTACATATAAACGTGATAGTATTTTTAATAAAAAGAAAACTCCTTATACGTACTTGCATTTTTTTGAACTTAATCCTTCGGTTAAGCTTGAGTCTTCTTTAAGACCTTTCCGTAGGTTTAATATAACGGAATCTGCTTACGGTGATAAAAGAAATTATCCTAAAATTGATATTTTTGAAGATGGAGAATACGTCGCCACTACAACATGGGCTAAAACATGTAAAGAAGCAGAGGAAAGATATAAAGAAGAACATCCAAAAGCTAAAAACGTAAAAGCTAGAAAACAGAGGAGCTAACAAAAATGGCAATAGTAATTAATAAATCAAATGTAAATAAGAATCTCGTTGCTAAAAATGGAGATTCGTGTATGGTTCGTCCTGGTAAAAGCAAAGTGGAAGATAAGTTTTGTTCCAATTTACCACCGGATGTTCAATTAGTGTCTTTGGATAAGCCTGCTGTTAAGAAAGTGCAAGTTAAAGCTAAAGAGACTAAGAAAGCTGAAAAGAAAGAAAAAACTTCCAAAGAAAACAAAGAATAAAAGTAATGATTACAGTAGGTAGGGGATATCGTCAGCAACATTCGATTTTAAAGCCAGCTAACAATGGTATAGCTGTTGTTGCTAACAATCGTCTTATGCAAGCAGTTGGCCAACAAAACGCCAACCATATTGAGGCATTAAAAGTTGATGGTGTTCCCTGCCCTGTTTTCATTAAGAATTTCAGTGGTAAAAAATGTTCTTGCTGTAAAGACTTAAATAAGTTAACAAGCACAGGAGCTAATGAATCGTCTTTTATGTCAGACTTTACCGTTGATGAAAGAGATGATGACACAGATGAGACATTTTTAGAGTTTCCACAATCTAAGACATCTAATACAGATGATGTTATTGAAGACGAACCCCCATTAACGGAAGACCTTTTAGAAGAGTATGCTTTAAAAGATGATAACTCTTTAATATTCGGCGGTGATAAAACTCCATGCGGAATCTGTTTTGGTGCCGGCTATAAAGACTCTTACAGTTTGTTTAACGGCCAGAGAATTGTTTTAGATTATTACGACAATCCTGAACTCTTTGGTTTTAAGATTGAGAATACTGCTCCGCTTAGTTTTTCAGCTTCTTATAGTTCTGATAATTATATTAAGTGGAAAGTAAAGCTTCCTACATATTTTATGAAGTTCTTAGGCTTAAGAGTTAGAAACAATTTGTCAAGCTGTTCTAATTATGACGTGTTTATCAGCTTTGATGATATTAACTTTGTTAAGTATGAAGATTCTGTTTTCCAGAGCAGACAGGGACAAGACTCAATAGCTACAATCAAAGTTATTCCGAGAAGTATGAATAACTCTTTATTTTTTACTTTGACTCATATTGAGTTGTTTTATCAATTTGCGGAATTTCCTTATGCTGATTTTAAACCGATTCAACAATCAGAAAACTGGGAATATTTTGAAGCATTAAAAACGACTGAGATTGAATTTGCCGGCGATATTAGAAATGTAAATAGGGAATCGGTTATTCTCGATACTAAAAACGCTCTTTTGTGGAAAGTTGTTTCCGTAACACCACATTATACAGTAAATAGGCAGTTATTTAAGCAAGAGATTGACTTACGCATGATACAGCCATCAGAAGCTTTATATTGTTTGTATTTAATCCAGAGACCGTTTGTTGAAGTTGTTTACAGAGGACTTGAACAAAAACAGGGAATGAAAACTTATTTGGGAGAGTTTAAAGAATGAGTGACTACTATTCAAGAAAAGACTTTTTAAGCTTCTTGCCAAAAGAATATAAAGATACTTTTAAAGATGACTCATTTAAAGGACTTAATGACGTTTGGCTTCCAATGATGTTTAAGATGAACTTCAAAGGTGGTTGGATTGCTCCTACTGGTCTATATTATAGAATAACTGTCAAAGATAAGTTTCAAGAGATTCGGTCAAAATGTTCTTTTAAGGCTACTCCTGCAAGCATTTTTGAACACGGTTACGTTTTGCAGGAATACTCGCAACCTATTAATAATGGGATTTTCTCTTTAAGAAATGACCGTAAGGTTTTATCATTTACATTAAATAAAGATGCTCTTCGTAATATTAGAATCTTTTTAAATATTATGGGGATTGCTAAGTTTTATGATTATGTTATGGGACATAAAATTTTATTTGAATTAAGATTTGTTGAGACCGGCACTGACAATAAGCCCCATATTATTAAAAAATACAATAATATATTTACAACGTCTCAACTTTTATTAATTCTTACGAAATACCGATACTGAGAATCTTTTTGTATATATATATTTACAGGTAATAACTATTTTTAAGGAGATTATTAAATGAGAATGATTAAAAAGCCTGTAAGACATGATTCTAAAGTTAGGATTTTGTCAAAGAAAAGGATTTTAGCTGACGAGAAAATTTCAGAGGAAGACTTTGAAGATTTGGTCGAAGAATATGGTAAAGACTTTATTTATGGTGGATATACTGAATCCAGACTAGATAATATGGATGATTTTGACCTTATATGTGATGAAGCCTTGCATCTAAAACCCACAGACCTCGCTGAGAAGATTGCACGTTCTTATGCTTATGAACCAAATAAAAAACCAGGTGATTGCGAAAATTTTGATGTTTATGCAGAGTATTTCGATTTTAATAGATATGAAGACAGATTTATTTCAATTTCAGAACACTTTATAGAGGATTATATGAAAGAAGAAATCGCTCCTTTTAAAGAAGATTTTCTTGACTGGTGCAAAGAACGGGGCTACATCTAGTTCTTGAAAATTTTTTTACATTAAAACCCTGTTGATTAATTTCAGAAAGGGTTTTATTAAAAAAAGCATGAATCGTTTAAGATTCATGCTTTTTCTAATTTTAAATATCAATACTAAAGGAAACCTCAATGTTGTATTCAGTCGCCAAACAACATGGAACAATTTTTGGTTTTAGAAAGGATAAAGGAGGACACCTTTCTTACTTCCAATTTTGATATTACAAAAAATTTTTCTTTTTGGCAAGAACTTTTTTAGAAAATTCGATTTTTTCTTAATATATATATTTATAGGAAAAATCCTATAAAACGTTTTAGAGGAAATAAAGATGACTTTTAAACTATCAGCTGGTGTATACTACAAAGAGTACCAAAAGAGCTCTGGTATCTTTGACAATGTTAATAGCACTATTGGTGCTTGCACTTTTTATTCTAAGAAAGGTCCGCTTGGACCACATTTGGTTACGGGTGGCAATGAGGAGTTTATTGACACTTATGGTCTTAATACTCCATTAAATGCTACTTTGAGTCCTGCATTGAATTATATGACGATGTTTTATGGAAACCGAGTTGTTAATCAGGCTCGTTATGCTGGACTTTCGCTTTATTATGACAATGTTACTAAAAAAATTATAACGACTCCATTTGCTACTGGAACTTTAGCAGATTATAAAGCGGCAATGAGAGAATCTTCATTACTTACTGTCTCGACTGCTTTAACTACAAATGATGTTATAACATTAAATCTTGGTTCCGAAACGATTACCCAGAACTTTAATACTAATTCTAATAATACTTTGAAGTTGTTAGCTACTCAGATTAAAGGCAAATTAGATAATCTCGGCGATGGTGCTAATGTTCAGGTTATTAAAGCTTGGCCTTATTCAGACCGTAAAACAGAAATTGTTTTATCATTTGCTCGTGAGTTTGAAGTTAATGATATTGCTAAGTTTACTTTCTCTGGTGATTATGGAATTACTTCAACAGATGTTGACTTAACATATACAACCGGAACAGCTACAGAGTTTCTTACTTCAATTGCTTCTGCATTAAATGCTAATGCAGCTATTGCGGCTACTGCAGTTGATGTTGATGCTTCTTTGGATGGACTTCCGAAAATTATCATTACTTCACTTAATGCCGGTCCTTATACATTGACGATTACGCCTGATGCTACTAATACGGTTGATATTACAACTACCGTTAATGCAGAAGGCCATGGCGTTTTTGATGACAGAGTTATTTTAATAGACTATCCTGAGAATGTTGAAGCTTTAGCAATTTCCGGTTCTATTGAAAGCACTCCGGCTGTCACACCCGCAAAAACAATCACATCTGATAATTCTGCAAAACTTATGGATGTGTTTGCCGAGAATCCTGGCGAATGGGCTTCTTCTAAATCTGAAGGTCTTGGTATTAAGATAACCAATAAGAATGAGGGTATTTGCCAAAGAACAAGACTTACGATTAATCAAGCTATTGCTGCTGATAACGTATTTACTTGTCAAATATCTTTAGGTGAAAATGCTTGGACAACTAATCCAATTGCATTTAATACAAGTTCTGATAACACTTTGAAATTGATTGCAGATGAGATTAAGAGAGTTATGGATGAAAACCTCGGTACTACCGGTTCTGCTACAGTTGAAGAGGTTACAGGCGGTACTGAAAACGATAGAAGTATTTTGGTTATTACGCCGAAATCTAATCAATATATAACTATTAATGATGCTATCTTTACAGGCGGTCAAACACAGCCTATCGTTGTTGTATCAGAAATTATTCCAAATACTCCTTCTAATGAAACTTTTGACTTCAACCTTTACACAAAAGAAGATTTAAAGAATCCAAAAGAAGATTGGAAAGCTACCGTAACACCAAGACTTGACAGTAATGGTAATCAATTATTATTATCATCTAACGTTAATGAAGGTGTTAATGCATCAAAGAATATTCGTATTGTTTTGCATAACATAGATTTTGACAAAATACAAGATATGGACGCAATCGCTTGGTTAGGTGGTGGTGATGATGGTTATATGCCAACCACTTCTCAATTCTTAGCAGGATGGGACCAATTCGCTGACCCTGAAAAGATTACAGTAAGACTGCTTATTAATGCTGGTTATACTAACGTTTCAATTCAGCAGAAAATGGCTTCTATTGCAATGAAACGTAGAGATTGCTTTGCGATTCTTGATATGCCGTCTGATAAGCAGAATCCACAAGATGCTTACAACTATAGACAATATGAATTGAATGTTAATACTTCGTATGCTGCAATATATTCGCCTGATGTTTTGGTATTTGATTCTGTAAGTGGTGAGAATATTTACGTTGCTCCTTCTGGATTCGTTGCTGCTCAAATATGCTATACTGTTAATAATAGTTATATTTGGTTTGCTGCTGCCGGACTTAATCGTGGTATTTTAGATAGTGCTCTTGGAGTACGTGTCGTTTATAATGAAGGTGACAGAGATTTACTTGAACCTGTTCAAGTTAACCCGATTCTCGATAAGAAAGCAAATGGTATTGCAATCTTTGGAGAATATACATTGCAAGTTGCTGATGGCCCTCTGAAAGATGTTCATGTCAGATTACTTTGCAATAATATCTATATCTCACTTACTGACGCTATGCAATATAAACTCTTTGAGCCTAATGACGAATATATTCGTTCTGTTATGGTTAAAGAAATTACTGCATATCTTACACCCATCAAAGAAAAACGTGGTTTGCGTGATTTTGTTGTATTCTCTGATATTACAAGAGAACCTGCTGCTGAAGTTGATGCCGGTGTCGGTTATGTTAAGATATTGATTAAACCTGTATCTTCGTTGAAATTCATTATGTTGGAAAACTATATTTTGGGTTCTGGCGTTGAATTTAATGAAGTTATTTTGAATGGTGTATAATTTTTAGTTTCCTTTCATTTAAAATAAAAAATTCCCTCTTAGACCTTACATCTTTGGGGGAATTTTTTGTTATATATATTTACAAGGAAGATGTTCTTTTTGATGATTAAAAATAGTCTATTTAAGAATAATCTATGAAAAGGGACTATTCCGTATTTAAGAATAAAACTTTTTTGAAAAGGGGAATTATAATGAAAGTTGGAGAAATTAAACAAGCAGTAGACGATGGAAAGATTGTGCATTGGGCAAATGAAGGATATTTTGTTTTACCTTATGGAGACGATTATTGTATTACTTGTGCACAAAATGGTCATACTATTGGACTTACATGGAGGGACGGAAAAACTCTCAATGGAAATGAGGAAGATTTTTATATTGAAAATAATCCTTCAGAAAGAGAAATTGCTATTTATGAGGAATTAACGGGAAAACATAGAAAAAGAGTAAAGTCTTCTTTACCAACTACAAAATATTTATCAAGACATCAAGATTATAAAAAAAGACATTCAGAGTTAAGAGCCTCTTTTAGGCATAGAGTATTGAGTGCAAGAAATAATGTTATAAGGCAATTAAAAGCCTTATTAAAAGAGTATGATGATAATTATACACGTTGGAGTGACGCTATTGAAGCAGATATAAGAAGATACCCTGATGATGAGGATTTGCCTCTGGTAAGTTTGGCTTTGGATTGCGTTGGTGATGAGCTCGCCTCTGCCATAAAAGACTATCCTAATGTTGACAGTGATGACTTTCCGTTAGAACTTGATAATTTGTCTTTTAGTTTTTTTGAACTGACAAATAGGAAAGCTGAAAAAGAGATGTCTGACTGGTCTTATAAAGTCAGAGAATTAGTTTATCCGAGTAATCCATAATAATAAAAGGGTGGTCATAAAATGCAGGAATCTGAAATAAAAACATATTCATCTGATTTTAAGAACTTATCAATACTGGCGAAAGCAGTTTATATTTGCGAGATTTTAGTCAGGCTTGAGGTCGAAGATTTAGATGCTTTGATTGACGCTCATAATATGGCCACCCGTGATGATATTCTTAGAGCGGTTTCTGAGTTAGAAAGCAAGGGCCTTTTAAAGAAAAACGAAACAATTAATTAAGAGGGAAAAAATTATGAATTTTTCTGAGTATACAGATTTGTTAGAGCTTACTCGTTTTAAGCATAAGCTTAATGAGTTGCCAAAAAAAGAAAAGTTGGATTCTTATTTAGATAAGATTAGAAAGAATTGCGGAGGTAAACCCGTTGTTAAATCTAATTATAAAACAACCGCTGCTATTTATCCGGTAGACTTAATAAATGCTACCAAAGACTTAGAAGACCCGGAAATCTTTGCCAAAGTTATTGCAGAGATTAATAAAGAACTTTGCAAGAATGGTAATCCGTATGACATCTCCAATGATAAAGTGTTAATGCTGGGTTTAACTAACAGATACATAGATAATGCTCAGATTGCCAAATACAATAGACAATGGAGACAGTTTGCTTTTTATATGAGAGCTGTTGCTTATTATATTCCGCAACTTCTTTTGCAAGCAGGTATTACGGATGCTAATTTCATTTTAACGGCATCTTCAAAGAAAACTCGCAATAAGAAATGGTTTGAGGGTTTGCCAAAAGAGTTGCAAGACTTTGTTAATAATAACAAAGACAAGTTGAAAGATATTGTTTCTTAGCGATACAAAATTCTCTTTTTTCTCGATATATATATTTATGGAAGTTTAAATTTTAAAAGGAGACTTATTATGACTGATATTATTAATTGGGTTAAAGAACATTGGGAAGATTTGACGGCGATTTGGGCAGGTATTGTTACCGTTGCTTCCATAATTGTTAAATTGACTCCTTCGCAGAAAGATGATACGATTTTAGCGAAGATTGTCGCTTTCTTTGATTATTTCTCGATTGTTAATCCGAATGGAACGAAAGTTATTAAAGTAGACGATAAAAAAGAAGGCTAAGAGTTTTCGGTGCATGCTACTACCCACCGAAAAGAATCCCTCCTGTGAAAATGGGAGGGATTTTTGTTATATATATTTACAAGGAAGATGTTCTTTTTAATAGATTAAAAATAATCTGTTTAAGAATAATCTATGAAAAGGAATTATTTCGTATATATATTTACAGAAAGACTTTTTGAAAGTTAAACTCGAAAGGAATTAAAATGTTAATTAGGAATTATATCTCTAAAATTTTATCCAATGCTCAACGCTACCCAGTTATTGCCATGACTGCAAATGACCTTATGAGAAAAGCAAGGGAGAGTGGTATAGATTTAAAAGCTTATGGACAAGAGTTTATTAATAAATTACTAGATTTTATTGATAACGTTGATACTGTTTTTGGTGATGATTATGTAAGTGTTGCTACTGAAATTAAGAACTTTGAAAAGTATAATCCAGAAATTTGTGAAGATATGGTTAATAAAAAACTAATTGATTTGAAAATTTTCAATCCTTCTAGCCAATTCGCTACTTCTGATTTTAAAGAGTATTTTTACAATCCTTTCTTATCTGGTTTTACTAATTACTTATTTAACCGCAATCCCTTAGAGTTTCCTAAAACCAAAAAAGAGGCTTTAAAATTAATAGATGAGTACGAACAATCCTTAGACCCTGATGAACTTACTGACTATAATATATATAAATATGATTTTATAGATAATTGGGTAGGATACGCTGAGGACAAAAAAACTCAGCAAGCTATTGATAATATTAAAGAAAACCTTAATGTTAAGAGAATTAAAAAGCTATTATCTAATGCTAGTATTTATAAAGGAGGCAAGGCTGGCGAGACGATAAAAAATAATATACAACTTTTGCTAGATAGTTCAGATGATGCTTTAAGAGATGCAATTATTAAAGCTTTGAATAAGAAACACAATCTTATTAGAGAAAAGTGGTATGGTGTAGATTTAGAAAGACGTTTTGGTAGAGATTTTAGTGATGGAAATCTTCTTGTTGGTTATATTAGTTTTAATTCAATGAAATTGCCTAATGTTATGTTGCCTCTATGTTCAGAGTTCTTTGAAAGAGACTTAGAATTTTTGCACTATAACAGGGGCAAATGGTATGATTTATCTGTGACTAAAAATAGTATTGTAGTTGATGATGGACTTTATTATTTAAGTGTTCGGGTTGTAAATGTATTAAGAAATTTAAAAGCTTAGAAAGGTTCTTTGAAAGGACTTAAAAATGAAACTCATAAATCCATTATATGTTATTAATAAGAAAGTGGAGGCATCCGTTAAAGTAGAGTCCTCTGCTGAGATTTCACCGGTCTCTCATAAAGAGATGCAGCTTTGTCAACTTATTACAGTTGACAATAAAACCGTGCCAGTCTATGTTGACTTTGATAATCGTGTTTGCTTGCCTGTAAGAAAGGACGCTTAAAATGCCAATAAATGATTATAGGGATATTGCTTTTGAAAAAGGCACTTGGGAAAATCTTGCTCTTAATAAACTTGTTAATTATCTGGGGAAAGAAAGAGCCGCATTTGAAAGTGGTAATGAGAGAGATACCTTTGTTGTCGTTGATTATGGTTTAACCGAAGATAATTCCATATCCGTTGATACTGCTATTGTGGATGAGGACGGTTCCATCGGTATGGTTACTACTCATGAATTTACACTGGATTTAGACGGGTTAGAGGACGCTTTCAGATACTTCCATATTTCGTTTGATGATGTTTGATTGAGAGAGCCAATTAATTTTGGCTCTTTTCAAAAATCTTTTGTATATTTAAAACATCAACCAACCAAAGGAAGTATTTTTATGTCTTGTATGCAGTTTTTTTCTAAAATGGTAGTCTTCCAAGAGGTGCCAGACGAGATTAGTTTGTCTTTTTCAATTGCCGGATGCCCCTTTAATTGTGAGGGTTGTTCTTGGAAAAACAGCTCAGTTTTTAAAAAGTTAAAACCAAAGCCTCTCGATGACTCTTTATATCAGCAATATCTTAACAAGTATAAGAACTATGTGTCTTGCGTTTGCTTTCTTGGCGGCGAATGGGAACAATCAGATTTAATTAATAAGTTAAAGATTGCAAAGAATAATAAGTTAAAGACCTGTCTTTATACAGGCAAGACCTTGGAATCCGTTGACTCTGATATAATAAAAAATCTTGATTATATTAAAGTCGGTGCTTATAATAAAAAACTTGGTGGTTTAAAATGCAAAACCACTAATCAAAAAATGTATGACTTAAATAAAAAGGTTTGTATTAACGATAAATTTCAGAAAGAAGATTTAAAGAAAGGAAAACTATAATCATGGCTAATAAGAAAGGATTAATTAGCAAATTAACGCAAGCACAGATTGACAATAAAAAGGCTTTTGTCGATTCTTATATTAACGCATACAATAATAGCGATGCCAGTTTGGTTGATGCTAATGCCAATGTTTCTAGCAAAAATGTTGCTACATTAGCCGGTGAATTTTATAAAGACTTTAATGTTCAATTTAAAAGATGTATGGTTACAGACCATATTAAAACTTTATATGGTGAAGAACTTGCACAAGAATACAACCGACAAATTGAGAAGCATGAGATTTACATTCATGATGAAAGCAATCCTTTTACTTATTATTGTGCAGCAGTATCCCTTTATCCATTTTTGCTTAATGGCTTAAAAGACTTAGGCGGCGAATCTTTACCTCCGAAACATCTTGTTAGTTTTTGCGGTAGTTTTATTAATCTGGCATTTGCATTATCAAGTCAATTGGCCGGAGCTTGTTTGTATAAAGACCAAAAAGTTGTTATTAACGGTAAAAACATTAAAATAAAAGATTTTGTTTCAAGTTTTGACTTGAATAAAAGTTTTGAGTCAGATGGTCAGATTTGGGAATATACTGATTTGCCTGAAGGATATTTTATTGCGGAAGATGGGCGTAATGTTAAGCTTACTAAAGTTTATCGTCGTAAATATAATGATTATATATACGAGATAACCACAAAGAGAGGCTTAAAAACCAGAACTAGCAAAGACCACAGATTCAAACAAGATATTAACGGAAAAGAAATTGAAACCAGAGTGGAAGATTTAGAGATAGGCGATACGGTTTGTTCTAATACCGACTTGTCTTATATTGATGACGTTTCAAATATAGACTTTGCTAAAAAGCCGTTTAAGGGGAATGATATAATTGTTGCCATAAAAGTTTTTGATAATGATGATGATTATGTTTATGAAGTAGAAACAGAATCCCATTGGTATAATTGTGGGGGCCTTATTACTCATAATTGTGCTACTGTTGAGTTTCTTATGTATTTTGACTATTTTGCCAGAAAAGATTACGGCGATGATTATTTAGAAAAACATCCTGACATTATTGAAGCTTGTTTCCAACAAGTGGTATATTCTTTGAATATGCCAGCTAGTGCGAGATGCTATCAGTCAATCTTTTGGAATATATCAATCTTTGATAAATACTATTTTGACGCACTATTCAGTGAATTTGTTTTCCCTGATAGCAATGATGCTAAACCGGATTATAATAGCCTTAAAAAGCTTCAAGAGTTCTTTATGACTTGGTTTAATAAAGAAAGAACACGAGCTGTATTAACTTTCCCTGTAGTTACTGCTGCTATGCTTACTGACGGCAATGGCAAAGCCAAAGATGAAGAGTTTAAAACTATGCTTTGCAAAGAACTTAGTGAGGGAAACTCTTTCTTTATTTATATGAGTGATAGTGCAGCATCACTTTCAAGCTGTTGTAGACTCCAATCGCAAGTGGAAGAAAACGTTTTCAGTTATTCGCTTGGTGCCGGTGGTGTTTCCACAGGCTCAATGAATGTCATTACTCTTAATGTTAATCGTTTTGTTCAAAATCTAGTTAAGAAAGACGGCAATGCTAATAATCTTGAATCTGCTTTAAAAGAACAAATTGAAAAGATTCATAAATACCAAATTGCTACTAAGGATTATTTAGAGACATACAATAAAGCCGGATTGATGCCGATTTATTCTGCTGGTTATATATCAACTAAAAAGCAATTCTTAACAATTGGTATTAATGGCTTATTAGAGTCTGCCGAGTTTTTAGGATATGAGATATCTGATAATGAAGATTATAAAAAGTATATCGCCAGAGTCCTTAAGGTCATTTATGACACTAATAAAGAGGGCCGGATTACTTACAAGCAAAGATTTAATACTGAGTTAGTTCCCGCAGAAAATCTTGGTGTTAAGAATTATAACTGGGACAAACGAGATGGCTATGTTGTTTCAGATTCCCGTTTCTGTTATAACTCTTATCTTTATAAAGTGGAAGATACAGAGATTGATATTGTTGATAAATTCATTTTGCATGGTGGAGACAATCTTAAATACTTAGACGGAGGTTCTGCTTTACATCTTAATTTAGAGGAATATCCAACTGCTGAGGCATACTCTAAGCTATTTGACTTAGCTGGAAAAACAGGATGCAATTATTGGACTACTAATGTTAAGATTACGATATGTGAGGATTGCGGTAATATTGACAAGAACACATTAACGGAGTGTCCTAAGTGCCATAGTAAAAATGTTTCTTATGCAACTCGAATTATCGGGTA